GCTTACGCTAGCTTCCCGGGGTCCAGTTTCCTGTGACTCCGGACCGTTCACGGTATCGCCCACGATCCTGATGAGGGATCGTGGTGAGCCTTGGACGTAACCTCCTCCCGCTCATCGCTGAGCGGAGGGACCGCCGGTCAGGGTCGTCTACCTCTCCGAAGAGAGGCGGTCGTTCCCTGACCAAATCACCCACCATCTTACGCAAGGGCAAGCCCTTGGAAGGAGGAAACCAGGTCTCTGCAGTTGTGCTGAGTGCTCGGTACAGATAAGGCGCGTGACGATCTTCCACCCTCGGTTCCGGCTCGAAAGCCAGATATCTGAAGTGGTAGCATCCGTCGGCGGCCTGTTTCCGTGCCTTGCGCTCTACACCAAGCAGGTACGCAGTCTCCGGTGAGGCTTTAATGCCAGAGGTATCCGGGTAATCCGTTGGTACGAGTAGGCACTCGTCTTCGCGGACTCGTCGAATTTCTTCAACAAGGAACTTGGCAGTTAGCGGAATCTCGTACACTTCCCACCTACGCAGGAGCCCGTTAAGGCATGTGTAGAGATAGGCTTCGGCTCGACGCTTCCCAGCGCCGGTACCGGTCGCCCGTCCCAGGTGGAACGGACGCACGTCAATCCCGCGGAAGTAGTCATATCCGCAGGATTCCCGGAACTCACCCTCGGCAAACGTCTTATCGGCGTTGATCACCAATCCGAGACGGGGAAACACTTGCATCACTGCTTCGTGCATCCTCGAATCGTAGACCAGGTCGTCACCAAAGACTGAGACCACAGCAGACTCGTCAAGTCCACAGTGATCCCGTATCGCCAAGAGTAAGACAAGGAAAATAAGAGTCTGGAGAGGAAATGTGAAGCCGATCCCCATCGTGCTGAACGTGGGGGTTATCAGCTCCCGGCCGTAAAGCCGTATCCTCTCGATCCTCCCAAACTTCAGGGCTGACGCCCATCGGTGATGGAGGATCGCGTCCACCAGCATAACCGTGATGTTATCACTGGCCATAGACTGGTCGGCCGTCACGAGTTGCCCCGTGAGCGACCCGAACCGGGCTAGTTCACCGTGCACTGGTTGAAGGTGCTTGATGTCGTAACCATAGGCTCGGAGACGATCTTCGATGACGCGCCCTAATCCGCCGGAGTACAAACTCCCCAGCGTGGTGTTGGGCATAATCATACGAAGTGACTTCCAGGTCTTATCGACTAGAACAGCCTCGAGAGTGTCTATCTCGCGGTAGGGTGGCTCTTTCAGGAGCGCTGCCCTCGCCTTCGCGTATTCCAACGCTGGACGATTCCAAATACCGTAGTACTTGTCAAACCACTCGATATGAGCACTCGAACCCGTTATTGGGGCCTCATAACGCGCGCCTTCGCAGGCGTGACGCATGGGAATCCCGACGGACGACTTTTTGCCGAACGTCGCTCTCTCACAGATTTCCAGACCGGAGAAGTCTCCGAGTATCTGGTCCGCATACCCTCGCGCGCCGAAGACAAGTCCCTTTGTGAGGGGATCGTCAGGCAGGCTAAAGTTCGACAGCCTCTCCTGATTGTCCATGAATTTCTTCACAGAGTCTTCCAAGAGCTGAGCTGGAGTGCGGAGGTCTTGAGAGAAAGAGAACTTCTTAAGCAGTTCTGTGATCTGCCGAGAAGTTTTCAAGGTATAGGGGTTGGCATCCTCTGTACCGCACGTTAACGCACGCCACTGTTCCACACTGCGGGCGGCCGAAGCCGCTTTTGCTGCGGTGTGGAGAGCGGGCTGTGCGAAAGGCGAGAAGTCTTCGAGGAGATGATCCGCAAGTTGCCAAGCGAATTCATCGTAGGAAAGCTTTTGGGCTTCCCCAGACCTTTTGGGGTCAGTCATGGTGTGTTCCTTAGTTTCCAGAAAGAACGGAACGCCGGATTTCAACCCGGCGTGTGTGACGTCATCGGCTCTTCCTGCGCGTCATCCCGACGCGTTTCGAAGAGGGCCCCCTCGTGGGTCGGATCAACAGACCGCGGCTACCTACAAATGCGCACAAGGCGCAGCTGACGGCAACCAACGAACGCAGAACTTTCCCAACAAGAGACCAAAGCGAGCTCACGAGAGCGAACCCGCAGTCCAGAAGTTGTCCGTGTCCGAATCGACCAGCGCTTGCGCGCCGAGCTTCCGGAGATCGGATCCTTCCGTGGCGGTCGACTCCGGGTGGAGATCGACTTCGATGCGAACGGTGTTGTTCACATACTTGCCACTGGCGAGAGCCTTGGGCACCGTGAGAGATGCCGTCCAGCTGCCGCGCGAATAGGATCCGTCCGCCTGCAATGCAGGCGGCTTGTACCGGAACGTCGCGTGCTCGCGCACGCGGAAGTCCGTGGTACCAGGGACAGAGACGTGCACGCCGTTTGGAACGGTCACACCATCGTCCGCAAAGACTTTGGCGGTGCCACCGGTATTGGCCACAGTGCCACCGATGTTGATGGACATGTTCTTCAAGCCCATTGAGTTTCCTCAGGTTCGACCCTTGAGACCTAGCAAACGCTGCGTTATCAAGGCAACGTGATCGATCTGTTGAGTCAGGTTAAGATCACGGTAGTTAACCGTGGGGAGCACAGGCATCGTCGGGTTCGCGATTCGTGAGATTTCCTGAATTTCTTCAGAAAAGGACCCACCAGACGCACGATACGTAGTAGCCGGAGGAGTCATGACGTCGAGTTCTGCAGACAGAATCTGATGAAAATTCAGCTGATAGTCGACAGTCGTCGTCCACGACCCTAGGAACCGTACGCCGGGCTTCGGAACGATGGCTTTGAGCCAGTCACCGATGTCCAGAAAGCGATCCACAACGAAACTATAAGGAACCAACTCCCAAATCGTGCTTGGCACGTCGGACAGGCGGATACCCATCCTCCTCGCCGTAGCCGATTGCAGCGACTCATCATGGAGCTCATAGAGCACCCCAGAGGACACAGTCGCGCGATGAGAGTAGTTCGACCGGAGATAGATCCTGGTTCCAAGACCACCCCGGTTTTGGACGGACAGATTGTTCGGGGAATCCCAAACAATATCCCTGTCTGACGCCCT